TACCTCTTGTAATCTCTAACTTTAATGTGAGTTGCATTCTTTAATGTCTCTTCTAGTGTTCTCATATTAAAATTTATTATAGTCTTTGTTAGCTAACTCCTTTCTACCTGTCTTATCCTTTACAGAGTTTGATTCCCAACTTCTTACACAGGCTTTCCAATCCTTCATTGGATTTTTACCTACCTTCCACCCATTGCTATCATAAAAGTTTATAAATTTATCAGGACAAACTTTATTACTTCTATCCGTGCAATATTCATATACTTCATCTGATGTTGGCTTGACAAATCTACTACTCTTTTTAGCCTCTTTAACCTCTTCAATGTACTCTTTAGGATTATCTTCTAACTCAAGCAACTTATACTGCTCTACTAGTCTTAAAATGCTTTTATGAGGGTTTGAATTGCTATTAAGTTCTGCTATATGATTAACCCCCTGCTGAAACTTCACAAACTCCTTGATAAACCACTTACTACCTCCATCAAAACTAATAACAGTATCTCCAAACAGTTTCAATGCCTCCTTTTCATTTAGTTTTGCTCCTATTCTTATTGATGCCACCTCAACCTCTACCTGCCAAACTCCTGCATTATCGCAATCATCTAACATATACAACCAAAGAAGTTTATATGAAGGTGGTAAACTCCTTATGAATCCTTTTTTCCATTTTTCCGTGTCAGTAAATCTCTTAGCCATTTTAGTTTAGTTTAGTTAGTTTGTGAATATAAGGGGGGATTTCTCCCCCTTAAATTCTTGACAAATAAACAATATTAATTTGAATTGACCAAATTATTTACACATTGTTTTTAAATGTTTTAGAAAGGTAAGTCATCATCAGTTGCTTCCTCTACCTTAACATCATCTTGCTTAGGTGGTTCGTATGTATTCTCATAAGCATAATGAGTTGCTCCTTTTTCTGAAGGCTCTCTCCTTTCTGCTATTGTAATATTTACCCAACCTCTTTTAGCTATTTTTTGCAAGTCTTCCATTTTGAAATTTGCGTTAAACAAATCTCCATACTGAGTAGTCACTTTTTTAATGCTACTTGCTACATAATTTTTTACTGCCATTTTTTTATTTATTATTAATTATTAACTCTTTTTGTACTCTATTTATCCTTACATACAACTCTTCTATCTTTGATTCTAATTCTATCTTTTCTTTTTTCAAAGCAATTATCCTTTCGTCTAATTCTTCTTTGCTCTCGCCTTCTAACATAACTGACTTAACATTAAGATACCTTCTTCTTTCTCCCTTATATACAGTAATGTATTTATCGTGAGCCTTTAAAGACGCTATAACTGTTGAATGGTCTTGATTGGTTTCTCTACCTATATCTTGCAATTTATAGTAAAAAACATTTCTTAATATAGAATAATAACATCTTCTAGCTTCAACTAATTCGGGATACCTTCCTTTTCCGGCTATTAAACTCCAATCAGCACCATACTCTTTAGCTATTGTGTCCTTTAATCTATCGTGCCTTACCGTTGTTATGCTAACAGGAGTACCACATATAATTTTATTCATATTGTTTTCTGTATTTTGAAGGTAAAGCATCTATCATATCAAAACTTTCCTCTCCTTTTATAATAAGTTCTCCACTAGGTAGGTCTATCTCTATCATATCTATAATATCCCTTACATCTATATTTAGGAAGTTAGATAGCCTTCTCATATGATAGTACCTTAACATATAAGGATTTTCTATATACTTATCAATAGTAGTACCTTTAACATTACATATTTTTCCAAATCTCCTCTTTGAGATTCCTCTGATTCTTAAGGTAGCCTCAAGTTCATTCCTTGAATTCCTAACCTTATCATAATTATTTACTTTTGTCATTTTAATAATATTTTGGTTTAACGATATTTTTTAATTTATTTCTAGGTATGATAAATTTACTTTGATTTTTTTTGTAAAAATTATTCAAATCTTTATGGCTTAGGAATTTTTGTATATCGTCTTCAACAAGTTCTCCTAACATTGTATGACTATTAGAAACAATGTATGTAAATGGTTTGCTTTGATGTTTATATATCTCTATCATTAAACATTCCGTTTTTTCGCATTGCTTCATATTGATGTTTTGGGTCTTTAAATATTTCATTTTCTTTTATATATTTTATAATTTTATCTGCATCTATATCAGTAATAATATCTAATGAATTTATTATCTCGTACTGTTCTGAGTTTGGCATTGCAGTCTGATGTAAGAGGCTCTCAATGTAATTTATCTTCCACATTTCTGCTTCTAATGGTCTACCATCAAGAACCTCATCCATCCAATCTTCCATTAGTCTACAATTTCATCTTGACCAAATACTCCTTGCTCATAAAATCCTGTCAGTTTCAACACAACTCTACTCATAGCTCTTTTTTCAGCCATAGCAACAGGAAACTTCTTACCTCCACCCATTAGATTTTTATCTGATGATTCTCCAAAACTCATAACTGCTCTAGGCTCTTTACCTACTATCATAGTTGCAGTTGCTTTTAAAACTACCCACTCTTGAGTCATTATAACAGGCTCATATGCTATTGCTATATTTTGCTTAGATACAATCTTATCTATACCCGTTCTAGTTATGATTACAAAACCTCTTTGGTCTTTGTATACATCTTCTTTTACTAGTCCGTTTGCTAAGAATAATCTCTTTAGAGTTTCTTCTTTAGTCTCTTTTACTTGTGGAGCGTCAGCTACTTTAGTAAGTTTTTCCTGCATAGTTTTTTTACTCATTTTATTATTTAATTGATTAATACTCTCTTTTGGTTCAGCATATGCTGACATTTCTCCTAGTGATTTACTATTACGCATTGCACCATTAGGATTGTGATAACCCTCTGCAATCTCGTGCATTGTATTGATTGTTTGGTCTTGTTCCTCTAGTCGCATTTGCATAAATTCTTCTTTCATCTTTCCCATTATTTTGAATGTGTTTTTGTTATACTATCTAAGTATCCCATAAAATTATCTACCATATTATCTTCAGGGCTTAGTACATCTAATATCCCTTGATAGTCTGATTCAAAAATATCCGTAAGAACCTTTTCTTTTTTATTTATCTTATACTCAACTATATTAGCCATTCTAGGCTTACCATCTTTAGCTGTGTATCTTGTTGGTACTGACAATGGAATGCTATCAATGTTATACCCCTGCTTTCTAAGGCTATGTATTATAGCTGAAAGCCTATAAGCACCATATTCATTAATAGCTTCTTTTTGTGTAAGTTTTCTACCATCTTTTAAGTGTTGTAGAATATCACTCGTTTGCGTTTTAGTCATCTTAATTACTTTTAGTTAATAGTTATTTATATTCCTTCTGTATTATCTGCTACTGAACATTCTTTAGAGCAATATCTTATATCTTCATCTAAATCCTCTCCACAAGCACCACAATTAAATCTTTTTGCTTCAGGTTGTTCAAAATAATCTTCACATTCATCACATATATATCCTTCAGGTTCAGCGTGGTCTCTACAACTATAGCATAATCCGGTATCTGATATTTCTGCCCCACAACAATAGCTTAATGTTTCTAATTCATATTCTGAATTACAACAGGGACTTGTTAAATTAGTTTTACTCATAGTTAGTTTTTTTAGTTAAAGTTCGTGGCAAAGATATTCTTTTACATACAAACACCAAACTTATTTATACTTTTTTTTAAATAAAGTTGTATATTATTACTTTTACTATAACTATTACTATAACTATAACTATAAGGGTTTAGGCAACCCTTGACCAACTGTTCATTAAGGGTTTATTTAAAGTAGTGAGTTAATCTAGCTACCTGACCACTTTGTTTATCGTGAATGAATCCTTCACACGCTCGTGGTACTCCACAAAATCCTTTAGCTGAGTGCCAACTGTCTGCCGAAGATGGGCTTCTCATATATTCAACTGTAACACCTATAAAATCTTTTGCATCTAACCATTTATGTTTTATTTTATGATGTAAATGATGTAAATACCAATACCTATATTTGGTTTCTGCCCATTCTTTTGGTTTCTCATTAGCCATTAATAATGGTAATTTATCCATCTTAGCAGAATCTCCATGTTCTAATCCTATTAAATTTAATCCATACACATAATATTTACGAGCTGAAACGCTTATATCAAACTTAACGTCATCTGCTTTTCTGAACCAAGACTTTAATGTGTGTGCTAAATGAAATCCACTTTGATAATCATGGTTACTCATACTGTGTAATACATCTACCGGTGCTACTTCCCTTAACATCTCTACGCATTTTACATAAAGCATTAAAGCAATCTCATAATGCTCCCACCATTTTTTATCGGTGTCCTGATACGTACCTCTAGTAGTTGCTGAAAGCACGGAGTCCGTGTGGAGTATGTCATTACCAATACAGAATAATACCTTGTCAATATCAAAACCCTCAGCTTTTTTTATAAGACCTTGTACTCCTTCTAAAACTCTTTCTACAGCAGTTTCACAGTCATATTTTTCTCCTGTTTCTAATGCACTAGCATACTTACCAATATGAATATCAGCAGGATTTATTACGAGTAAATGATTTCCTTTTTTTCTTTCAATTTTTTTATAGTCAGGAGAATATCCCTCTATAAATTTATTTACGTTGTCAAATATTTGTTGCTCATCTAAACCATAGTCTTCTTTTGTAACTATTGAGAATCTATAATCTCCACTTGCTGATTGCCAATGCTTAACGGAAACAACATCTTTTTGCTCTATCCCTCTTTCAGATAAATGCAGGTCTAATGCTGAGTTATCATTGATATTGTCTACTGATTTTGCTCGGTGCTTATATATAAGATTTTCTTCATCAGTAGATAATCTTAATCTTCGTCCATATTCTTTCATTTAAAATTTATTAGTTTGTAATGTCAGCAGTTTCAACGCCTTATGCACATACACAGCAGTTTCAAGGTGTTTTTAGGTTGCACAAGGTACAAAAAAAATTATAAACAAGACGCAAAAAAAGGGGAAACTACCCCCCTTTCTTCTAACTAAAACTATTATCAAACTAAGAATACCATATGTAACTAGCAAATGGTAGGCAAATATACTAATTTATTTTTTAATATCAGCAATTCCTTGTCCTAATATTAAAACTAATAAAGCTTGGAATATTTGTTCAGCAACTAAAATATCTACACCTAGAAAAGTTACCAATGCGGGAACTAATACTGAACCTACTGCATACCAAAACTTTTTACTCTTGAACATTTGTCCGATTAAGAACTTACTTAGAAATTTTTTCATTTTATCTGTTTTTAATTATTAAATTTATGTTTAAACTTAGATTCTTACCTAATATATATTTCATTAAATAAGTGTGAGCTATTTTACTATCTAAAATTTTGTCAGGTTCTTCTGCTCTATGAGAGCCTGTTAATATACATCCTTTGCTATCGGATGGGACATTACCCCTGTGGAATAAGATGTGAGAACGGCTATCTACATTCTCTACTAGCAAGTGAACATAGTCTCTGCTTCCGCTCTCTCTAGCTAATCTTACCCTGCATTTGTAATCTCCTTTAGGTATACAAGATACTCTTTTTTTATTGTTATTCCAAGGCAATTCTAAAGTATGGGAAATAAATTCTCCATTACAGTAGAGCTTACCTATAACTGAATTTTCTGTAAACGTATCTCGAATAATTAAGAGACCTGCTTTTTCTTTATTGCACTCTTCTTTAATCATCTTTAATATAAATTCTTTTATTATTTTTATCACGTAGTCTTAAGTACTGTTAAAATTTCTACATCTACTGCAGCCGTATCAGCAGCAGCCTTTATAAATTCAACATCTACAGGGACAGGGTATGATTCTGCTATTGCACTAGTAGAAGCTAATAGTTTTCCATTCTGTAAAGAAAATGATTCCCCTGCTTCTAGTTTTACTGTAATAGAGTTATTTGCTGTTTGAGACTCAATATTCAATAGAATATAATTTTCGTCGTCTAAGTTTGTTACTCTTACGTATTTAAACTGACTTGCTATACCTTGACCTTGTTGATTAGCTGTTTGATACCAAAATAAATTAGTCCAGGTTAAAGCTCCTTCAGCAGCTTTTAGAGCTACATTAAATATTCTTTGGTCTGCAGCATCACAATCATTAGCTACATAAGATGATGTTCCACCATAAGAGTTGGAATTTAAAACTATAGAATCGTTTATAGATACAGAAAAATCGCTTGGTGTTATTGTTGTTGCCATTTTATTTTATTTTTTTGTTTTTTTATATTGATTATATAATGTAATTATTATAGCTAAGCTAAGTGATATTGTAGTCAATATAGCATTAAAGTCTGCAATTCCTATTCCTATTGCTCCTAAATTTGTTGTCCAAAGTAGTACTGTTTCTTTCACGCTATCTTGTATTGTTGTTTTCATTTAATTTGTAGAATACCCTAACTCTGTTATTACTGTTACTGTAGATGCACTTCCTACTGAGGTAAGTTCTCCA